ACAGAGGGAAAAGTTAAATCTTGAAAATCAACAAATGCAGTTGTTGTTCCTGCAACACCATTATTTGTTAATACGTTTCCACCCGCTGAGTAAGCTGTTCCTGACGAACTTACTTCACCGTTTGATGTTCCTGCTAAGTAGACCGTAGAGGCTATACTGTAAGAACTTATGCTAGTATATAAAGCAAGCTTGAACGAATTTCCTCCGTTACCTGATGTATCAAAATTAAATACTCCTTTTAATAAACCAGACTTGAAAGAATTTGGTACTATGTTTGCCATTTTTTATCTCCTTATTATTGCGATGGTGATTTTAAAGGAGTACGAATTACACCATCTTGCCATTCGTCTCGGCGTCTTCTACCTTGTTGTTCGATAGAGTACGTTGCTAAAGCTCTCTTATAAGATCCTTCGTAGTATTGTAACATATCTGCAGGACCTTTCAAGTACCCATACGCTTCTGCGAGAGTAGCATATAATAGTAGATCTTGATATTTATTAGACAGATATGTGGTCGTCGTATTTGATACAGTTATAGATGAAGGCTGTTTAATGTAAGCCAGTGTTATTTCAAAAGCGGCATTTGGAGTAGGGGCAACAATCCAAAAATTAGCATCCCAGTTAGCATAATATTTAGGGAGACCTTGAGCTGTGCTTGGTTTATTGTAGAATTCCGCCATATATGAAGTGTCTTTTTTTTCTAAAAATACTTGTACATTTGGAGTTACAGTAGTGTCTTTTAACTGAACATATCTTATTATTCTAAGATCAGAAGGTATCGTTACAAATCTATTACCAGATGACAGGGTAGATGTAGCATAAAATCTGTTATCATCAGAATCAGATTCTCTGTAAATTCTATTTTCAGCATTTTTAGCAAATGTAGTCAATATAGCATCTGTTAATACTGTGTCATCAACCTCTGTATATTCTCTTACATCTGTCTTTAAATTTTGAAAAGTATATGCCATTATGTATTAGCTCCTTCTTTAATCGCTATACACTCGGGACATTTTTTTCTGAATCTATTATGTTTTTCACAATGATCTTCTAAAACTAAAACTGGTATTTCTGGTTCTGGAACTTTAGTAAAATATTCTATGTGCTCATCTATTTCTTCAAGGCATGAACATTGTTTGATATGGAAAATTTTACAAATAATTTTTTTAAAAAATTTAATCATGCTGTTAATGTTACGGGTCCTGCTGTAACCGTATTGCCTCCTGTATCCTCTGTTATAGTTGCATTAGTTCCAAGACTGAAAGTATATTTATCAGTCGACGTGACCGT